ACCTTGGCGTAGATGAGCTCGGCCTTTTCGGCGAGCTTCATTTTCTCCACTTTTTTGTGGATGCCGCGCGTGAGTGCGAACTCGTTGAGCGCAGCGTCGAGGATGTTGACCGCGTAGCGTCGTAGCGGCTCGCTCTGCCCCGAGAGCCCCGACGATATGGCCTGTATCGCTTCCTCGGGCGAGGTGTCGCGGAATGACGCGAGGTCGACGGCGAGCCCCGACAGTGTCGTGCTCATCTCGCGCAGCTTGGCGGGGTCTTTGATGAGCGTGCTGAGCAGCGTGCCGATCTCGGATGCGTACTTTTGCAGGGTGAATCGCGAGCGCCCTGTGGCCTCGCTGACGCCGACACTCCAATCGCGGATCTTCTGCAGCCCCTCTTTGCCAAACACGGCCTCGAGCACGTTGTCGACTTCGTCGACGGCGCTGGCGAGCTCGACGGAGCCCTTGATAAAGCTGCCGATCGCGGTGGCGGCGAAAAACTGCCCGAGCGTGCCGAGCACGCCGCCCGCGCCGCCGCCGCTAGCTGCAGCCTGTGCGCGGTGCGCGGCCCGCTCGACGCTCACAGCTGCGTTACGGCCCCCACGCGCGACGGCTCGCTCGCCCTTGACGGTGGCGCTGTTGAGCCCGAGCAGCTCGGCCTTGATCTTCGCGATGCGCCGGTCGGCCTCGTCAAAGCCACTGGCGTCGGTTTGGAAGCCGAGCCGCGCGACGAGGTCGCGCAATACGGTGGTACTCACTTGCGGCCCCTGCGCGAGGCTGCGGAGGCTGCGTCGTGCTCGGCCTGCGCGCGCACGCCCTCGAGCTCGTCGAACATATCGAGCACGTCGTGCGCCTCATAGAGGTCATCGAGCGACCAGTGCATGCAGATCTCAACTAGGCTGTCGGCGTACTTTCCCGAGGTGGCGATGCGGTGGATGTGCCAGTCGACGGAATCGGGGACTTCGACAGAGACTCGACTAGCTGCGACAGGCGCTGCCAGAGCCCCGCTGCGGCGCCTGGTTCCGCTGCGGAGGCGCCGAAAAAACTGGAAAAGTTGACCGTGAGAGCAAACGCGAGCCACTGCGTGTAGGCGTCATAACGAGCGGCAAAATGGTCGTCAAACAGCGAGCTCAAGAGCGGCTCGCGGTCGCCGTCGAGCACGAGCACGGTGGTCTTGGCGAGCTCGTCGCTGATGGTCTCGACGTCGGCGGTGGCGATGCGCTGCGTGAGCTCGCGTATCGCGTCGCTCGCGCCGATGGCGAGCGCGCCGGTGCCGTCACTCGAGTCGCGCACGACGCCGTCGACGAAAGACGCAGTCATGGGCCCGAGCAGCTTGAGCAGGCGCACAGCCATAACGCGGCCCGCTTTCGCGCCGAGCGGCGTGACGCGGTAGACGGAGCCGCAGATGAGCTTCTCTTGCGGTGTGCGCACCTAGCGACCTCCCACAAACGCAGTGCGCGCGTCGGCGAGCTTGATGCGCCACTCGTTGACGTTGACCGTTTTGCCGAGCTTGATTTCAGGCGGCCCGATGATCCATGCGCGCGAGCTGCCGACGATGGTTTTGCCGCCAGTGTCACGCACAGCAAACGCGCCCGCGCCGCCGCCGTTTACGGTCTTGATGTCAGCGAGCAGAATGCCGCTGAGAATGTCGTTTGCGCCTGCGGTCTGCGCGTACTTGAGTGTAGCGATCGCGCTAAAGTTGTTTGTGCGCACGCGCGTGACCTCGCCGTCTGCGCCGACGTACGCACTAAACCAGTCGTCATCCCACTCGACTGTCACGACCTCATCCTCTGCATAGCCGCCCGTTGACAGCAGAATCGCATTGAGCGAGACGGTCATTTCGTTGATGTTCCACGCTTTGAAGCCCACGGCTGCACCTCCTTCGTCTGACTGTTAGACCTGCACCGTGCCGTTGATGCGCACGTGATGGATGGCGCCCGACAGGCAATAGCTGTATTTCATGTCGGGCAGAATGCGCTGCCGCTTCAGGTTGGGGTCGATGGCGCCTAGCACTGGCGCAGTCACGGCATAGTCTTGCTCGCCGTCGATGAGCCCCTGCGCAATGCCCTCTTGAATCTGCGCGAGGATCTGCGTGCGCACGAGCTCGATGCCCGCGGTCGTGTAGGGCACGACGTCGTTGCTGCCGAGCAGGAGAATGACGCGTGACTGCACGCCGATGGTGAACCAGTCGATCGCAACGGTGACGTCGAGGAAACGCCCGCTCGCGGCCCACCCGTAGAGGGTCCAGCCTTGGCCCTTCATGTTGGTGTAATAGTTGGCGCTCTTAGCTTTGACCGTGCCCCGCGTGGTCGCGTCGTAGGGGACCTTGGTGATCGTGGCGATCTCTTTGTGGGCCCACGTCGCCGGGCCCGGCAGCTTGGGCAGCATGACGCCGAGCAGCCCCGCGACGAGCGGCTCGCCGACGGGTTGGTGGTACCACCACGACGAGCGGTTATAACCCGACGCCATGGCCGTCGAAGCGACGTCGGTGGTGGCGCCTGGCGAGCTGACCTCATAGTCGCCCGTCTGCGCGAGGTAGAGCACGACCTCAGACTCTGCCCACGCTGCCGCGTCGAGCTGCGCCTGCTTGCCCGGGGTGACGAGGTCGAGGCCATACCAGTCGCCGTCATACGAGCGGATGGCTGTCAGGTCGGCCGACGGCAGCACGCTCGGCGCTGCGGTCGTGTCGGCGAGGTGCATGTTGCTGCTAATCGCGGTGTAGGCGTGCACGACGCTGGACGTGTCGCCGACGATGGTGATCACGGCCCCTGTTGCCGTGGCTGTGATGTCGGTGATCACGTTGAGCGCGGCGACGAGCAGCCCGGTGACGGTGTCGACGAGTGCCGGCGGCGAACTCGTGACGAGCACGGGGCTGCCGTCGACGGTGATGCGGTATTGCTCGTTGGCCGCGGTCGGCGCCGCGACGGTGAGCGTGACGGTCTGCGAGAATGTGCCGGTGAGTTTTCCGATCTTGAAACTCGGCGGGCTCGGCGTCTGCGACTTGAGCGCTCGAGCTCGCAGGTAGACGGGCGAGGTGACGGGCACGCTGTAGGGTGCCTTGGTGAGCTCGCTCGCGTCGTTGAATGTCCGCACGAGCTCGGGCCAGTAGTTATGCACCGCGGCGATGAGCCCGATGCCAAACCCCTGCTGCGTGACAGTGGCATCCTGCACGACAAACGAGTGTGTAATGACCTCAGCTTCTACGCCCATAGCTTTGCATTCCTTTGCGAGCAGTCAGGATCGGAGTCGGCACGGGGGGCTTGTCGATGGTGTCGGGCCCGACGGCAAACGGTGAATCGGGGCGGCCTTGCGTGTGAGAGCAGACGGAGCCGCTGACAATCACGTGCTCGATGGTGTCGATGGTCTCGACGTCGCTGCCGTCGGCCTGACACTCGCAGAGCGTGTCGAACGCATACTGCATATAGAGGTCGAGCGACGCTTGTGACTCCTGGCGCATGTCGAACACGCGCTGCAGGTCGACGAGCTCGGCGGGCGAGTCGAGCGACACGCCGAGCGACGAAAAGAGCGAGAGCGTGCTCGGCAGTGAGAGCGAGTCACGCACGCGCTCGAGATAGCGAAACGCACGGCCCCACGGCGTGTAGTCGCGCGTGGTGACCACGATTGACAGCGTGAATGCGCGGTTGCCGATGATCTGCACGATCGGCATGCCGGTCGGGTTTGCCGGGTCGGTGGCTGACAGATAGCGCGTCTCGTCGCTCGTGAGCAGCTGCGAGTATGGGCCCGAGTTGCCGAGCAGGCGCAGCGAGGCGTTAGGCGTGCCGAGCATGCCGACGGGCTCGCCCTCCCACGTCACGTCATCGACGGGGATGCGCGAGCGCTCGGCAATCCAGCACCGCATGCTGTCGGCGTATAGTTGCCAGTCCATTAGTCCCCCGCTGCTGCGGGTGGGAAGCCGCCGCTCGAGCTCGGCGCCGAGACGCCGCCGCCCATGTAGACCTCATACGTGATGCTGCGCTTGAGATGCCCGTAACGGATGAGCGGTGTTGCCGAGCCCTTGATGGCGATGGTGATCTTGCTGTTAGGCGGCGGGATGTGGTTGTCGATGCGCTGCTTGATGAGCCCAACGATGTACTCGCCGAGCAGGCGCAGCCCGCGGTCGAGCTCTTTGCTGTCGCCCTGGTTTTTCTCCCAGCGCTGCAGGTAGCGCCCTGCGCGCTCGCCTATCGCGGGCGCGTATTGGTCGATGGTCGCGCGGATGAACGAGCGTTGCGGCACGTTCAAGCCGAACTCGTGGATCGTGGCGAGCTCGACGTTGGTGAGCCCGCTGCCCTCGCCGTCGGGGTCGGGGTGCTTGCGTTGCCCCGACTTGCCCTGCACGCCGATGAGCACATGGGGGCCGTTTGCAGGGTTGCCGGTGTCGGCAGCTTTCGCGGCGGCCTCCGTCGCAGCCCAGCCCTTGTCGATGTCGTCGATGGTGATCACAGCGCGAGCACCCGCGGCAGGTAAGAGGCGTGCAGCTCGTTGACGCGGCGCTCATAGATCGAGCGCGCGCCGTCGGCCTCTTTGCTGGGGTCGAGCCGCGCGAACTCGCCCGCGGGCGTGAGCACGAGCAGCGCCGCCGTGAGGTTGCTCACGACCATGTCGCGCACGGCCTCTTGCGCCGACGGCTGCGGGCGCACGAGGGGCGCGAGCGGGTCGGGCGGTGGAAACGTAGGGTCGCGCGGCTCGAGCAGCTTGTAGAGGCGCAGAGCGTTCTCGCTCATGCCGCCGTCGAACGAGCACGCGCAGGCGCTCGCGCCGTAGTCGGGCGCAATTTGCAGCTCGGCCTCGTAGAGCTTGTGCGCGACGAGCAGAGGGTCGGCGCGGCGAAACTCGGGGAAGGCGGCAAAGATGTGCTCGACGGTGACCATGGTTAGCGGCGTTTGGCTTTGCTCGCGGCGGGTGCGGGTGTCGGCTCGAGCTCGGCGGCGGGCTCGTCTGTCGGCTCGGGCTCGAGCTCGGGGGTGACCTCGAGCGTGACGATGCGGGGCTGCTCGAGCTCGGCAGCGGTCGGCGGCGGGTGCACACAATCGCTGAGCGCGACGGGCCCCGCGATGCCGGCGGGCTCGCCGACGAGCGCCGGTGCAGCTGCGGGCGGCGCGTCCTCGATGGCGAGCTCGCCCTGCGCCACGAACGGGCGCAAGGGGCCCGCGAGCGCGGCGCGCACAGCCTGCTCGAGCTCGGGCGGCACCTCGACGCGGTCGAGCGGCACGAGCAGCAAGATGCCGAGCCCTTGGCCTGGCGCAGCGATGGACAACAGACGCGGTGATCGGTTGGTGATGTTCATGAGGTCGGCTCGTGGCGCTTGGTGCGGCGGTGGTGTCGGTGGTGCTCGAGCTCGGGCGCGGGCGCGGCCTCGGGTTCTGGCTCGGGCTCGGCCTCGGGTTCTGGCTCGGGCTCGGGCTCGGGCTCGGCCTCGGGTTCTGGCTCGGGCTCGGGCTCGGGCTCGGGCTCGGGTGCATAGGGGTCTTCGTGCTCGCCGGGCCCGAGCTCGGGGACCGTGAGCACGCGGTTTGTGAGCGGGTCGGTGGCGTACGGTACCGTCTGCGCTTCCCTGCTCGTTTTGAGGTATCCCGCAGCGACAAACGGCTGCAGCGGGCCCGCGAGCGCTGCGTTTACAGCGTCGACGTCGGTGCCCATGTACTGATAGAGCAGTCCGTTGTTAGGCACTTGCCCGAGCTTGCGGAACTGCTGAATGCCACCCGCCGCGGTGAGCAGGAAGCTGACGATCTGCGGTCCAGTGTTGGCGATGTGCATGGTTTACCGACGGGGCGAGTGACTTGAGCGAGGCGCAAGGGTGCCGCTGCGCCGCCGTGAGCGGCGCGCGGGCAGTAGCGGTGCGAGCGATGTGTGCTGCGCGAGAGGGGCGCTGCTAGATGCCGTCCATGTAGACGCCCGAGAGCGGCAGCTCCCACGCGACGCCGCCCGCGCGGGCCATGCTGTTGACCACGAGTGCGAAGTTTTGCTGCTGCGGCGCCTGCTCGTTGGGCGCTTCGGTGAGCTCGAAGTGCACGTGCTCCTCGTCGCGGCGGTACCACACAGCGCGAGGCCCGGTGCCGGCGGCGTCTGCGAGGTCGAGGTACTGCCACCAATCCACGTTGCGCACGTACTGCGTGCGCTCGAGATAGACGGACAGGATCGTGTCGCTCGGGTCGGCGCCTGCGCCGGTGTAGAGCGAGGTGTTTTGAATGTAGCGCAGCTTGGCGAGCGGCAAGAGCAGCGTGTCAGGTGACTCGACGCCCTTGGTGGCGACGAGGATCGCAGTCTCGCCCGCGAGCAAGTCGTTGAGCACGTCTTGCGGCGTCTTCGTGCCCGAGCCCCATGCAGTCGTGCCGCCGACGTTGGCTGCGGCGACGACGGGCACGTTGGCATTGTTGAGCAGCCCGCGGATCGTGCTGCCGGGCTCGCCGAGTGCAGCGAGGCGCTCGAAACGCTGCTCGAAACCGCGCCGCACGGCATCTGCCTTGCGGTTGCGGTAGTCGACGCCCGCCATGCTGGCGCGCTTGACGTCGAGCACAGACCAGTCATACGCGAGCGCGTACGAGAGAATGTCATAGGTGACCTTGGTGCTGGTCACAGCGACGCGGCGCACGTCGTCGGCGTAGTTCGCGATGAGCTCGGCGATGCCCGCCGAGTCCCACGCGTAATAAGACCAAGTGTCAGCGCCCGCGGGTGCCTCGCTCGTCACGGGTACGAACAGGCGCCACTTCAGCGCCGGATAACGGATCTCACGCAGCCGCTGCGAGATGTACTCGAGCTGCGTTCTAAAAAACGCGGTGTCATTCGCGTCGAGCCGCTCGAGCCCGTGCGTCGCGGCGCGGGTGAGCGCGAACGATGCGCAGAAACGGTCGAGCTCGCCTGCATCGAGCCGCAAGCCGATTTGCTCGAGACTGTTGGTTAGGCGGTTGGGGTCGATGGGCGCGAGCAGTGAGTGCATAGCGGTGGTGTTTCCTTTAGGGCGCGCGGTAGGTGCGAGCGGCTCGGGTCAGAGGTTGATCTCGACGATGGCGACGCCGCCAATGGCTGCGCCCTGCACTACGGTGAGGTACGGGGCTGCGACTGCGTTGCCCGCGTCTGCGTCAGCACGCAGCGCGCCGAGCACGTTGCCCGCGCCGACGGGGCTAAACCGCACAAACGGCGTCGTGTGCGACGCGAGCGCGGTTTCAGCGATGATGGCAATGCGGCCCTTGCGCAGCACTGGCAGCAGAGCGCCGATTCTGTAAGGCGGCTCGGGATAGGACGGGTCCCACTGCGTGATCCCGGTGACGCCGAGCAGCGTGGTGACGTCGGCGCTAAGCGCCGGGCTGCGCACGGCCTTGGGCGGTTTGCCCGCGGTGGTGTCGTAGCAGACCACGACGCCGACGGGGATCGCGGTGGCCACTGCGAGCCCCGTGACTGCGGCGTGCGAGTAGTTCTCGATGAGCTGCCCGTTGACTCCGATCGGGTGCTCGTAGTTGTAGATCAGTTGCCCTGGCATACGGTCGTATCGCTTTCGTTGAGTGTTGACGGCGTCGAGCGTGGTTGTGTGGGCTTGTTAGGTGCGAGTGACCGTGAGCGGCTGCCGCCATGCGGGCGGCTCGTAGGCCGTGGGCGCGCCCGCGGGCTCGCGTGACTTGAGCTGCGCGCGCACCACGTCGGCGGCGCTCGTGCCGGGTGGGAATCCGTCGGCGCGTCGGTGCGGGTCTTTGCCGCCGCCCGCGGGCTTGATCTGCTTGGTGGTCGCTGTGAAGTAGGCGGCGACGTACTCGTCAGACTGGCCGGTCATGCTCGCAGCCGAGTCGAGGTGCGCTATGGCCTTCTCTTGGATCTGACGGCTCGTGAGCCCCGTGAGCTCGACGCCTGCGCCGAGCACGGCGCGGGCTGCGTCGAACAGCGCGACGCGTTCTGCGACGAGTGAATCGAGGCGCTTGGTGTCGCTCGCAGCTGCGAGCTGCTTGGCGGTCGCGTCGAGCTCGGCGGTTTTGGCGTCGAGGCGCTTCTGCAGGTCTGCGCTTGACGCGGTTGCAGTCTCGAGCTGCGCGGTGACCTTGCGCACGAGCTGCTCGGCCTGCGGGGTGACTTGCGCGTCGATGCCATCTATGCGGACGGTAACTAGATCCATGCGGGCGGGTCCTTTGTGCGGTGGTGCGGTCTCGGGCGGCTCGAGCGGGTCGAGCGCAAGCGTCGCGGCGAGCGGGTTGTCGGTGAGCTCGGCGGGCTTGCCGTCGAGGCGCAGCGCGACGTCGGCGCCTGCGCGGCCCCAACCACGCGGCCCTAGTCCGACGTGGTTGTAGACGATGCCGGTCTGCTCGGCGTCGTAGCGCTCGCCCTGGTAGGTGCCGGGCTGCTCGATGAGCGTGCACGTGTAACCGCAGCTCGCCTCGACGCGGTCGCGCCGCTCGACGGCGGCGATAAGCTTGGCGTCAGTGATGAGCAGCGTTGCCTCGACGTAACGCTTGCCGTCTCCGCGAGCGTCGCCGGTGACGTGCCCGAGTGCGAGCTCGCGGGCGTTGGTGGCGCTGACCATCTCGCGCGGGTGCAAGTCAGTGATCGGAGCGTCGGCGAGCGTGGCGAGCGAGCCGCCCGCAAACACCTGCTCGGGTCGGCGCAGCTCGCGGCGCAGCGTGCCGTCGGCTCGGCGGTAGGTCAGCACGCCTGTGCGCGTGACGCGGGCGGGCGCCCTGAGAAACCCCTGCGGGGTGCGGGTGACCTCGCCAAGGGTCGCGGCATCGTAGCGCTCGACAGGCTGCACAAGGGGCCCGTACTGGGCGAGTTTTGAGCGTGTCAAGACGTCACGCAGGCATGACGGCGCGACTGCGTGACTCCATGACTGCCGAGCGCGGGGCGGTGGCAGCCCGGGAAAAGCCCGGTTATTCGATGGCGGTGGGCTGCGGGGGCGGGTCTTGCCCGAGCCGGCGGAAGTGCTCGAAGCGCAGGCGGTGCACGTCCTGCTCGAGCTGCTCGAGCTCGGCGTCGGCGAGCTCGGCGCCGCGCGTGTGCTCGTGCAGGTCGAGGTCAGTGAAGTCGCCATGCGCCGGGTCGGCGAGGTAGGCGGCGGCGATTTCGCGGATGTCGGCGGCGCTCCATGGGTAGAGGCGCACGGCGAGCAGCTCGGCGGCGGATTGGGTGGCCATGGCGCAGCCTACCACGCAGCCGCGCCGGGCCCCTGCGCCGCGCCGGGGGCTCGACGAGGCCTGCGCCGGGCCCGTGCGCCGGCGGCGGCCCGCGCGCCGGCGGTGCGTGAGTACGATGTGACTACGTTACGCACACACTACAATCGTATTGTAATCGATGTGATGCGTAGTGTAGTCGTTTGCAGTCGTAGTGTATGAGCTTGCATGCGTAATCGATGCGTATGCGCGCCCGCTCGTCGACGGTGCGCGAGCCGTTGGCGCCCGGCTGAGAGGCGCCCGGCGGCGAGCTCGTTCAGTCGTGCGGGATGAACTGCACGGCCTTGGTCGCGGCCTTGGGGTTGCGCAGCTGCGACTTGATGGCCACGCGCTGCTCGGGCGTGAGCTTGCGCATGGAGAGCCAAAACTCGTCGGCGATGGCCTGCGCGGTGGCGGGCACGTCGCTGCGAGACTTCCAATCGAGCGCGCCCTCGAGCAGCTGCGCTCGAGCCTCTGCCGCGGTGAGCGCGGTGTTGTCGGTGATGGCCTGCAGCATGGCTGCGATCTCACGGTCGTACGAGCGGACCGGGTTGAACGTCCATCCCTCGCCCGTCTGCTTGGGCAGAGCGAGCAAATGGTGCTTGGGTAGCGCCTCTTGCTCGAGCCCCGCGAGCGTCGAAACAAACCCGCGCGCTGTGACCTCGGTGGTGATTTCGTCGTAGAACAGCCGCGTCGCGCCGGTGGTCTCGTAGCGCATGGTCGGCCCGTAGCCGTGAGCGACCTCGTGAAATATCGTCTTGAGCCCTCCGAAAGAGTTGGGCGGTATCTCGTCGCCGGCAGCGATGGCGCGCAGCCCCTCGAGCGCGCTCTGCGTGCGTGACTTGACGAGTCGTATGTGACGCGTGCGCAGGTCGAACTCGCCGTATACCGTGCCCGCGCGGTTGAGCCGCGCTTTGAGCTCGATGGTGTCGACTTGCACGGGGCCCGGGTCGCCGAACAGCCCCGACTGTGTGAGCGTCTCGCGCTCGTACCACGCAGCGACGAGCGCGCGCGCGGCTGAGCCGTCATCGAGCCCGCGCAGCAGTTGGTCGATGGCAGTGGCGAGCTCGGTGGCGAGCTGCTCGCGTTCCTCGGGTGTGATCGCGATAGCCGGCGGGATAGCGGCAGGCGCTGCCGGCGGGGCTGCGGGTGGCGCGGGCGGCTCGATGCGTGGCAGCGGCGCGGGCGGCTCGAAGATGCCCGGCTGCGGGCGGGGCGGGCGCGCGGGCGGCGGGGGCTCG